GTGGTAGTATAGCGGGGAGCCGCGCCGTCCGGCACCAGTTCCCCGGTCCATAGCCGTCCGTCTTGCTCCCTCGCTAAACGTCCACGCAGCCATCCGCTCCTGCCAGCAGGGCCTTGGAGAGTTGAGTGTATAAAAATTCTTTACACGTTACTGATAACGTGCTATGATGATATTCCAAAAACATGAGAGGAGAGGAGATCATCATGGATTATTCAGGATTGGGATATGATGCTTTACTGAAGCAATACAAGTTGCTGGTGGAACGTGCCAACAAACGCCTTCTGCGTCTTGAGCGCTCCGGGCAAACAGGATCACCTGCATATCGGTCCGTGGTCCATTCAGGCGCGAAGGCGTCCGCCAGTTCATCCGGAACAAAGATCAGATTTACGAAAGCGAATCCGAAGAACGAGCGCACGCTGCGTGCCAGGATGAATGCAGTGCAATCCTTCCTGGAATCGCCTACGTCAACCAGGAAGGGCTATGAAGAATTAAGGAAGAGCTACGGTCCGAAGGTATCGAAAACCTTCAGGAAGAAATACGGCCTTGATCTCACAGGTGAACAGATCGATGCACTCTTTGATTCTCATCTGTGGGAACGTCTTGAACAGGATTATGGATCCGAAACGGCCGTCAAGATCATCGCATCCATACAGAAAGGAAAGGGTGACGTCGGCCGCACGATGAAGTCCATCGGCGCGAAGCGCCTGCATCTTTCAGAGGGTCAGAAGGAAGATGTGAAGGAGATCATCGGTGAATGGGTGGATGCAGATCAGAAGACGCTGGAAGAGATCGAAGGCTTTTTCCCAGGGAAATGAACATGAGCGAAGCGGCGGAGTATCGGCTATTCAGCGCCGAAGAGATGAAGGAAGCCATCTCACATATACTTAAGTATAGTAAAGTAGTGAACCGTGCCGGACGCGGTGATAATGATTCATATAACGATCTGATCATCGCGGCCGATACGGAAACCAGCAAGACGCGGCCCGATGAGTATGACGCTCAAGGTCAGTACATACCGCAGGAGAACATAATCGTGGCCTGGACGGTCAGCGTGCGAGGATCCTGCGGAAATATCTGCACCGTGTACGGATCGCGTCCGCATGAATTCTGCGCCTTCCTGGCACGCCTGCAGGACGCGCTTCCGGGGGATAAGACGCCCATATATTTCCATAATCTTGCATACGATTATACCTTCCTGGAGCTTTTCCTGTTTTCGATTTTTGACTATCCGGTCCACCAGCTGAACACGAAGCCGCATTATCCCATATCTGTGGAATTTGAGAACGGCATCATCCTGAAGGATTCTCTGATCATCGCGCAGAAGAAGCTGGAGAAGTGGGCCGAAGAGCTTGACGTGGAACACAAGAAGGCCGTCGGCAAGTGGGATTATGAACGGATCCGTGACCAGAGCGGCGGATTTACGCCTGACGAGCTGGAGTATATCGAGCATGACACGCTTGCGCTGGTTGAATGCCTGGATAAACTAAAAGAAAAGCTTCATAAGCATATATATTCCATGCCGATCACCTGCACGTCCATCATCCGTGAAGAGGTTCAGAAGGCAGGACGCAGGAACCGCGCGCGGAACCGGTTCGAAAGGACCTGCGCGTCCTATGAAGTGTACAGGAAGCTGGAGCAGGCCTATCATGGCGGATACACGCATATGAACCGGAACGCTGCAGGCTGGGTATGGCCGGATCATGAATCCGTGAAACGCGGATGGTTTCCCACCTGTTATGATTTCGCTTCCAGCTACCCTTTCGGATGCTCGTGGACCGATACCCTTCCGAGCGGTTCACGAAGCTTCCGGATCCAAAGATCACTTGGAAGGAAATAATAGACGGAATGGATACGCGCGCATATCTTTTCACGTTTGCAGCTCGGAACATCCGTCTGATCCGTGACGAAGAGCCGATGCCGGTCCTGCAGCTTTCGAAATGCACGAAATGCGGAAAGGCCGTGACTGATAATGGCAGGATCATTGAAAGTGACTATGTGGAGATCGTCTTGAATGAGATCGATCTATACCTGATCGTGAATCAATACGATTGGGACGAGTATGCATGCTTTGACGTATATTCAGCGAACAAGACGCCGCTGCCGCGCTGGTTCCGTGATCTTGTGTACAAATGCTTCGCTGACAAGACCGCTCTGAAGAACGGTGATCCGGTTGAGTACGCGCTTGCGAAGGCGCGACTAAATTCTCTATATGGTATGTGCTGCCAGCACTGTATTCGGGACGAAATACTGGAAGTTTACAAGGACACGGAAGATCATGAAGCCGGTGAATTTATTATTAAACAATTTGACACCGACGAAGAAGCGGAAGCCTGGAAGCACATGACCGAAAAAGAGCAGGAAGAATTTACGGAGAAAAGGAACAGGGCGCTCTATGAAAAATACCTGGGGAAATACTCTTCCATCCTGAACTACGCCATCGGCGTATGGGTCACATCGTACGCCATGCTCGCGCTTTTTGAGCTTTCCGAATGCCTGGATCCTGACGATGGCCTTTGGTTATACTCTGATACAGATTCGATATACGGCCTTGGATGGATTCCGGAAAAGGTGGAAGAATTTAACGAGCGGCAGAAGAAAAGGCTGAAAAAGGCCGGTTACGGCGCCGTGGTGAAGGATGGAAGGGAATACTGGCCCGGCGTCGCGGAGCTGGACGGCGTTTATTGGGAATTCAAGGGCCTTCATTCTAAATGTTATGCGGTCCGGAAGATGATCGGTAATCCTGAATCATTGTATTTTGCCGGACGCATGAAGATCACCGTTGCAGGAGTGCCGAAGAAAGGCACCGTCTGTCTGAAGAATGACCTGGCGAACTTCCATGACGGTTTCGTGTTCAAAGGCGAGGACACCGGTAAACTGACGCATTTCTACATTTACAGGCCGGATGCCTATATAGACGAAAAAGGCATCGAATGGGGGAACAGCGTGGACCTGCATGCCTGCGATTACGAGATCACGGCCCCAGGCCTTGCGATGGCCATGAAGCTTTTACTGACAGAGGATATAAAGATTCAGGTGTATGATGAAGAATAACTACTATTACAATATTAAGGATGATATCGATAAATATCCGGATGCCTGGGCCGTCTTCGCGTGGTCAGGACGAAGCACCGGAAAGACGTACTCCACGCTGAAGTATATGCTGGACGAAGGACGGCGCTTTATCTTCTTAAAAAGAACCGTGGAAGATGTGAAGCTGATGCTTTCAGGATCCGGCAAGATCGGCAGTCATATATCGATCTTCGGAGCCGATATGTCACCGTTCAAGGCCATCAATCGTGACACCGGGGAGAACGTGCGCGCCTTTTCCATCTATAAAGGATACCTGGGCGGCTTTTGGCGCTGCGATGATCAGAATCAGCCGGTCGGGGATCCGATCGGCTATGTGATCGCGCTTTCATCGATCGCGAAGGTGAAAGGCTTTGATCTCTCCGATTGCGATTTCCTTATATTTGATGAATTCATCCCTGCGCCCGGAGAGCGCGCCGATCGTAACGAAGGAAAGCAGCTGCTGGATCTGTACATGACCGTGGCGCGTGACCGTGAACACAGGGGAAAGGCTCCGCTGAAGCTGATCGGCCTTGCGAACCCTACGGAGATCAACTGCCCTGTCTTCCAGGAGCTGGAGATCGCGGACGCAGCTGCGGACATGGACGCCCACGGCCAGGAATACAGATTCGAGCGCGGGATCCTGATGCACCGGATACAGATGGGGGAAGAATTCCGTGACCAGGAATCCAGGATGATGGTATTTCAGGCGATGGAAGGAACGGCCTGGCGCGCGATGAGCGCCGGAGAATCGTTTGCTTATAATGACACACAGATGGTTGAGCGGATGAGCCTGAAAGGGTTCCGCTGCATCATAGGGATCAAATACCGGAAACAGAACTGGTTTATATACCAGCGTGACGAACTGTATTACGTCTGTTCTTCTGCCGGATCTCCGCGTGACGGTGAGTATGATCTGAACACGGACAAGGGCGCGCGTGCCTTCGCACATGAATTCCAGCTGGAACTGAAATGGGCCTATATTGACGGCTGCGTAAAATTCCAGCGATACACAATGTTTGACGTGCTTATCAACTTCAAAAAATTCTTTCCTAATGTGTAAAAAATTTCTTGACAGGTATATCTGTATTTGTTATATTGGAATTCCAGGAAACTGGAATATGAACATGAAGGAGATATAAAGATGAAGCTTGAACTGACACAGCATGAAGTCTTGACGATTCTTCAGGCGCTTGCATTCGCAGGCCACTATGCGAAGAGCCAGCGCGGCGATGAATTTTTCGATCTCTATGACAGGATCGATGCAGAACTGAAGAAGGACGGTGAAGAGTGATGCAGCATCCGGTACATTATCTTTGCGACGTCTGCGATTTTGTCACGGACAAGACGCATGAAGTCCTGTACGGAGATCAGAGTGAGAAGAAGTATTCCGGTTATGAAGTGATGAGCATCCTGAACGAGATCGCGCGCTTCATCATCGGCAAGGAAAACGAAGCGCTGGAAGAAGGTGGAACAAATGGACAGGAGTGAAGCATTCAGATATGTCAGAGACAAGGCGGATCAGGCGCTGAACGCGGCGCCTGTTCCGGAGCCGGTCCGCTGCTGGGCGGAAGAAGTCCACGATATGCTCTTCGTGTTCGACGAAGCGCCTGCGGACGAGATCGTGGCTGCAATCTACGAATACGGTTATGTGATGGGCATGGAAATGATCCTGCACAAGGCCGGCCTGAAGCCTTTTGTCGACTGGAAGTCCGTGACCGATTCCGCCGAAGCCTGGAAGGTGCTTCGTGATGAATTCATCAAGCGATGCGGGGAGCAAAACTATGGTATTAAATGATACATATAACGATATCGTGTACGCGAAAGTTCAGACCGGCATGAGCTGGGCCGACGTGGCCGCGAAGATGCACACATGTCATCACACGGCGGCGATAGACGCTGCGAAGCGCGGAAACCTTCCGGATCAGTATGTCAAGCTTGCGGAAGCGCTGGGTTTCGATATCATCATCCAGCTCGTGCCGCATGAGGGGAAGTGAGAGTATGGTGAGATACATTAACTTGGAAAATCCAATGGTATATCTCGGCGGTTATACTCCGGATGGCCATGCAGTTTATCATGTTCCGTCAAATACACCGGCCGTCGATGCGGTGGAGATAAAGAAAGGCGGCGAATGGGAAATGTTTGACCTTATTTCGTCTGCATACTACGGCAAAGGGATGTACTTCAAGCAAGATAACGGAATAGTTTATAGCCGCTACTCCTGTAAATATATGAGCGTTGACGAGGCAATACGTGAGTTCATTTCGTTGATTGACGGAACGGAGGAAGACAATGCCGAGACACATTGACGCCACTGAACGCAAGAGAATGTGTTGTAACTGCGGAAGAAATATCAGAACACAAAAGAGAACACGTATCGAATGTAACTGCGAATTAGACGGTCACTACATTGGCTGCATTGAATGTATGACGGTGTGGTGTAGGCATTGGAAGAAGGACAGAACGTGAATAACCGGCAGAGCCGGAAAAGTAAAGGAGAAAAGACATGAAGAGTAACAAGGAAAAGAGTGAAGTGAAGAAGGAAGTGGAGATTCTGAAGCTTGAGAGCTTCCAGATCCGCAGGGCCACGGAAGGCAAGGGCGGCGTGGTCTTCTTCGACGCCGTGATCAACGGCATCACTGTCTATGGGATGAAAGTCGTGCCGCTCCGCGACGGATCCGGTGATTTCATCGCATGGCCTTCCATCAAGGGCGCGGACGGAAACTACTATAACACCTGCTTCGCGAAATTCGATCCGGAAACGGAGAAGAGCATCCTGAAGGCCGTCCAGGAAAAGCTTGACGAATAACTTGCGAAAGCGAAACTAATTTGATATTATGGAGCCGGAAGGAGATAGAGCTTTCCGGCTCTTATTTTTACGTCATGGATCCTGTGGTTATTTCCGCTCTGATCGCGGCAGCGTCCGCGATGATCATTAATATCGTAACGAATGTGATCCTGTCTTCCAGGCAGACCGCGCTTCTTGAGTACCGCATCAAGCAGCTTGAGGATATGCTGACGGATATCCGGCAGCTGCCCGGCAGGATCATCACGCTTGAAACGAAGATGGAAGCAGTCGAAGAAGCGCTTCGGGAGATCAGGTCATGAACTATTGGCGCTGGTTTATCGGATCCGGAGAAGGCGGCGTCTTGTATTACTTTGACGTCCCATCGATTTTGGTCGGATTTTTTGCAGGCGTGATCATCACGTTTCTGATCTTCATCATTGTTCACATTCTCACGAGGGGAAGAAAATGAATAAGGACACTCTTAAGGAATTCAAGTCTTATCTGTGGAAGCGCTGGATCCTGGACGTTTGCGTCCGGACCGTGAAGACCGGCGCGGAAACGGCCGCCGGCATGATCACGGTGGGCGCTCTGGTTTCTGAGATCAACTGGATTCGCGTTCTTTCCGTGACTGCCGTGGCTATGATCTATACGGTCCTGATCAACATCTACCGGATCGCGGCGGATATTGACGCGGCGAATAAACAGGCAGGTGAAGAAGATGGCTCTCGTGGTTAAGCAGGGGAAGGCTGCCATGAAGACCTGGGACCAGGTGATCAAGGATGCGCTTTATTACCTTGTCCATAAGGATGAATATGCGTATTTCTACGGGGCTAAGGGCATCAGGCTCACGGACGCGAACATGGATTACCTGATCGCGGCGGAGCCGGAATACTGGAAGCGATACTCGTCCGGTCAGATCAAAGCGATCAAAGACTGGTCACGCGGACGGATCGGCTATGATTGCTCCGGATATATCGGCCAGGTGACCGGCTGCCGCACGTGGTCCGGATCGATATGGGAGCGCTGCACTCAAAAGAGCAAGAACCTGTATTCAGGTCCTGCCGCCAGCATCCTGTGGAAGCCCGGCCACGTCGCGCTTGATATGGGATACGGATATTTCCTGCACTTTCCATCCGAGCTGCATTCCTGTGAGATCGGCAGGATCTCCGAAAATCCTGATTTCTTCCAGGGGACCGGAATGCTTTCCGGATTCATCAATTACGAAGGAGCTACGAACCGATGAACATTATTCTGTATTCCGGATTCTATAAGCGCCGGAATTCCACGAAGCAGCCTTCCGGCGGAACCGCGTTCACCGTGGCGCTTAAGGAAAACACGTCCATGATGCGGCCGCACTTCCTGATCCATACGGTCGATTGGTCATGGAACTATGCTCAATGGGGTCCGCGCTATTACTATGTGACGGATATCGTTTCAGAATCAAATAACCTGTTCCGTGTCGAGTGTGAGCTGGACACGCTGGCCACCTTCCGCGCTGACATCGGCGCATACAGTACGCTGATCAGCCGGGCGGATGCAGCCTTCAATGGCGAAGTGGTCGATTCCATCTATCCGGCGAAATCGAATCCATACACGCTTTCAGCTTCAGCTTCCACGGCCGGCCTGTTTACTACGAACAGGTCTTCCGGGTCCGTTGTGATGGGCGTCATGGGCGGAACCGGTTTGAAATTCCTGATCATGAGCAGAACGCAATTTGACGCGCTTTGTTCCGTCCTTTTCCCTGCGTTCACACAAAGTCCGGCGAACTGGTTCAATTCCACGATCACGGAAGCGCTGGTCGGCGGTCTGAACACGATCATGGACGCCATCGTGCTTTTGAAGTGGATCCCGATCGACGTTTCCGTCGCACAATCGCAGCTGGGCCTGACGGCCGTATCAAGTTTCTATGTGGGTCCGTTGCAGATCCAGGCGTCTGGCTCCGCTTCCGTGTATGAATTGACCGGCAATTCCGTTGTGACCGTTGCAGCGCGGCAGATCACTTTCCCGGACCGGAACTATACCGGCGTCAACCAGCGCGGTGATTGGTTGTATATGCAGCCGTTCGCATCGTTCACGCTGACGGCGCCGCCTTTTGGAAATATCGCGATTGACGGATCTTTCCTGATCCCTTCGCAGCTGACGATCCAGGCAACCGTCAGAGCGGAGATCCTGAGCGGCAACGCACAGCTCGTTCTGACGTATTATGATTCCGGCTATAAGATGATCGGCCGATATAATACCTGCGTGGCCTATGACATCAAGGCCGGCGGATCGTCTTACAATGTGGGCGGCGTACTTTCAGGCGCGGCATCCGCAGCGCTTTCCTATGTGGCGAAGGATTACGCAGGAATGGCCGGAAGCATCGCCAGCGCGGCCGCTTCCCTGATTCCGCAGCCTGCACATGCAGGCGCCGGGATCTCCGGGCCTTCTCCGGATATGGATTCGCCCTGGTACGCTGAATCGACGTATTACAATCCAATCGAAGAAAACCGCGCGGAGCTGGGGCGGCCTTTGGGTGAGATCCGGCAGATCTCCACGCTTTCCGGCTTCGTGCAGACCGCAGCCGCAAAGCTCGCGATCCCCGGCCACGCTGAAGAAATGGTCGAAGTAAACAATATGCTTAATTCCGGCATATTCTACGAGTAAACAAAAACGTTTACATTATTGACACTTTCGAAAACGAAAGTTATAATTAAAGCGGATACAATGTTATCTGTAGCGGCCCGGAATGCCGGATGACAAACAGAATGCACGTTCTGTCCGGCGGCCTTGTCAGCCATCAACCGGGCCGCACCTTCCAAACGAGCATGAAGGAGAAAATCATGAAATTTTCAGACATTTTAGCATTAGCAAAGCAGGGATACACGCCGAAGGACATCAAGGACCTGCTGGCGATTCCGACGGAAGAAGATACGCAGACGGGAACGGAAGGGGATGCAGCGGAACCGGAGAAGGCGCCGGCCACAGAGCCGGAAGCCGACGAACCGGCCGCAGAACCGCAGGGCGGCGCGGAACCGGAAACGGAAGAAAGCGATCGTATAAAAGAGTTAGAATCAAAGGTGAAGGATCTTCAGGAATCGAATACGCGACGTGCGCGGCCTGAAGTTCCAAAAGGGAAATCCGACGAGGAAATATTAGCAGACATGGCTCGCCGGTTTATGTGAAAGGAGAGAAAAATTATGGCATCTCTTACGCCGCAGGACGTTCATGCACTCATGAACCTTCTTGTCAAGGAAGCCACAGGCCAGGAAGATCTTGACGTGGTTGACACTTCCTCTTTCGTGGACGCCGGTCAGAAAGTCCTGGCCACCGGCTACGAAAACACGCTCAACGCGCTTTCCATGGTCCTGGGCCGCACGCTCATCGCGGTTCGTCCTTACAAAGCACGCTATTCCACCATCCAGGCGATGAACACCGGTGAGTATACGCACAGGCTTCGCAAGATCTCCTATTATGCGAAGACCGCGCTTCCGGCCGGTAACTTCAACACGCAGCTGTATCCGGAGAACCTGTTCCAGGGCAACACAAACGCGCAGGTGACCACTACGGACCATGAAGCCACGAAATCCCAATGGGTCCAGAATCAGGCGGTTCCGTTCGAGCTAAACTTTGCCGGCAGCGATGTATACCAGGATTCGATCACGGTCTATGATTACCAGCTGAAGCAGGCTTTCAGATCCGAAGAAGAGTTCGGCCGGTTTGCCGCAGGCATCATGACCGAAAAAGGAAATGACATCGAATCACAGAAGGAAGCCTTCAACCGCATGGGCGTCCTGAACAAGATCGCTGGCGTCTATCTGACCGGAAACACGGAGCAGGTCGTGAACCTGACCTCAGGCTTTAATGCCAAGTTCGGAACGAACTACACCAGCGCGCAGCTCAGGACCACCTACCTGAAGGAGTTCCTGGCTTACTTCGTTTCGGTGTTCAAACTGACGTCTGACCGCATGACGGAGCGCTCCGCGCTTTATCACAAGGCTTTCGCGAAGACCGTGAAGAACGCGGAGACCGGCACGAACGAAACGCTGATGATCCTGCGTCATACGCCGAAGGCTGACCAGCACGCGCTGCTCTATAATCCGCTTTTCATCGATGCACAGGCCCAGGTCCTTCCGGCCATTTTCAATCCGGAATATCTCCGCATCGAGAATTACGAAGCCGTCGATTTTTGGCAGAGCAACTATTCCGAAGCGCTGCGTCCGCAGATCAACGTCTTCCCGGCCGTCTATGACGAGACCACCGGAACCACGATCAAGGGTGATCAGGTCCAGATCCCTTATGTGGTCGGCATGATCTTCGACCGTGACGCGCTCGTCACCGATTTCCAGATCGAGCGCACCGATTCCACGCCGCTGGAAGCCAGGAAGCATTACCGTAATGTGTGGTTCAGCTTCTCCAAGAACGTGATCGACGATCCTTCCGAGAACTGCGTGATCTTCGTGATGGAAGATCCGTCCGAAGGTGCTGCCGTTGTCGGGTCCGCCGTTGTCGGCACCGACGTGGCCGGCTGATAAGAAACAACAGGGGCCAGGCTTCGGCCTGGCCCACACCATGAAAGGAGTTATATCATGGCATATATTCCTACTGAATGGGAAACCGGTGATATTATCACCGCTGAAAAACTTAATAACATTGAGGACGGAATCGTCGCGAATGAGGAAGCAATTGCGGATGCATTACAGGAAATCGTATTTTCTGCCAACTACCCCGAAAGTGCGCCCACTTCATTTGTACCTACTTGCAACATGACATTTTCACAGGCTTATACCGCCATGCAGAACGGCGCAAAGGCTGTCCTGAAGTTGGCAACAGGTGGTGATTATCTGTATATTTATCTCCCTGATTATGCCAAAGCAACCCTGCTTGTGCAGGATGAACTGAATGGGCTTTTACAGTTCGGCGGCTCGCAACTTGGGCAAGGTGGTTCCGGTTCTCAACAGTTCAGCCTTGACAGGTACGATGTAATGTGGATGGTAGCTTCCGGTGAAGCGGACGTGCTTATCTGCCATGTTAACGTGACAGAATATTAATCTGAATGCTTATGAGGTGACACCATGGCATATATTCCAACCGAGTGGCAGACCGGTGACGTGATCACAGCTGAAAAATTGAATAAGGCAGAACGTGGCATCGCGGCGGCGTCCGCTGTATTTATCCCTATAACGTTTGACGAAACCGAGAACTCATATGTGCTGGGGGCATCATACAATGAACTAAAGGCCCTTATGGGTAAACAGGTCATTGGAATCGAAGAATACACCGACGACCCATATCTTTGCACATATTCTATTTTTACTCGATTATCGGTTGAAGAAGATAACTCATATACGGCACTGTTTTTTAGCCCTACGATAAGTGGGGGCGGGCCTGTTCCCACCATTTCTAAATTCAGTGCTACTGACCCAGATGAAAACATGAAATGGATTATACCAGTATAATGGAGTAAACAATGCCTGACGTGAATATCGGAGAGATTCCGTTCTCATATGAAGAAATCAATATAGCGGCAGGCCTGAACAAGCCCGGAACGCAGAAGACCTACAATAATGAGACTTTTGCGTTCTGGGCGCGTTCGCTCTTTGAGCGCGCCGCTTATTCCATGGACATCACGCTGCCGGATGAATGGCAGGATGATAAGAAGGGAATCTTCTACTGGTGGTTATTCATCAGAGGATTCCTGGTGATCTATGAAGAGCCTGAAATGGGCCTGGTGTTCCAGCCTTGCACCGTGAATAAGTACGATTTCTATTACCGTCCTGTGGAAGCGATCGTATGCAATCCCTATGTGCCTGCAGGCCAGCCGTCGAGCAGGACGCTCACGATCGGGACGGATTGTCAGCTCGTGAAGCTCTGTCCGGACCGGAAGGGCGTTTCGGACATTATCGCGTTCTATGCGGCGAAGCTCTCAAACCTGTCTCTTTCGGTGGATCTCTCAATCATCAACACGCGCTTCGCAAAGATCCTGGCAGGCCGAAACAAGGCAGCCGCCGAAGCGCTTAAGAAGGTGCTGGATAAGATCAATTCAGGCGAGCCTGCCGTGATCGTGGATGAGAAGCTTCTGGATGACCGGACCGACAAGGCTCCGCCTTTCCAGGAGTTCGGCATCGATCACCTGAAGGAAAACTACATCACAGACCTTCAATGGCAGGATCTCCGGAACATCCTCTCCGATTTCGATGAGGAGATCGGGATCGTCCGGTATGATAAGAAGGAGCGCCTGGTGGCCTATGAAGCGGAGCAGGCACAAATGACGGCGGTGCCACGGATCACAGTATGGCGTGATACGCTCAATTCATGCTTCAAGGCCGTGAATGAAATGTTCGGAACGAATATGCAGGCACGCCTGCGGAAAGGGGGAGAAGATGGCCAGCGCAACGATGAACGTCCTGACCCTGTACAACTGGACGAATGACCATGACGAGCCGGACCTTTTCCGTGATTTCGTTGTGCCGGAAGAAGTTGACAAGGACGTGGTGGTTGACGCGATCCTGCTGAAAGCCTCGCCCTTTGAGATCCTCTATCCGGATCCTGACGTGCTGCGTCAGAATATCGGGGTTTGGTCACGTTCGCGCATCACGATCTGGAACCGCTGGGCGGATTCCTGGACGAAGGCAGCCGCGTTTAATCAGTTGGAAAATTTCGATCGGACAGAAGAGGAAACTATCGAGAACTCCGGCACGGATGAAAATGAGAACCTGCAGACACGGAATCTGTCCGGATCCGATAACCGGACGCTCAATCTGCAGGACCAGCGGACCGCAAACCTTCAGGATCAGAGAACGCTGAACCTTCAGGACAAGAGGACCGCGGATCTTGAAACGGAAGAGACGCGTGACCTCACCGACAAGAGGACGGATAACCTGCAGGATCAGAGGACGGCGAACCTGACGGAATCGGAGACGCGGAACCTTGTGGATGAACATAAGGTGAGCGCTTTTGACGTATCCACATATTCACCGAAGGACCAGGACACTCACACAGGAACGGACACGAAGACCACCACAGGCACGGACACAACGGTCCATTCCGGCACGTCTGAAACGAAGGGAACCGGGACTGATACCGTGACGCAAACCGGCACGGACACCACGGATCATACCGGCACGGATACCGCGAAGACCACCGGCACGGATACGATGGCGAAGACCGGCACGGACAACCTGGCACGGACGGACACCGGCACGGTCAGGGATGCAGGATCCGTGACCTACGGAAAAGAGACTACGCGTAACTGGCGCGGACATGGTAATATCGGCGTCACTTCCCTGGCGCAGCTGCTGGATTCCTATAACACGGCAGCCGAAGAATGGGACCTGATCGATCGCATCACGAAAGAATTCGTCAGTGAATTCTGTCTGATGGTTTATTAAAGGAGAAAAAAGATATGGCAAGACTATTCAACAATCGGTACCCATATACAGATTTTCACGAGCTGAATATCGGCTGGTGCATCGATAAAATCACCGATTTCGAGGCACGCGTCACGTCTGTGGAAGAAGACGTCGCGGCGCTGAAAGTGCGTGCAACGGCCCTTGAGGCACGCATGGGAACGGCTGAAGAACGTATCGCTCGGCATGAGCAGGACATTCGAGGCCTTTCCACTACCGTGGGAAATCTCGGCACACGCGTCACAACGCTTGAAAATGCCGATATTCAGGACGCAGCCATGCTTGATGGTGTTTCATCGGTAGAGGCCGGCAACGCGTCTGTAACGGTCAATTTCAGCGCTGCAACGTACTCTGACGGAGCGAAGACCGCGGGAACCGACGCGGCCGTGATCCCGGCAGCATCTTCCAGCAAAGCCGGCGTCATGCTTCCAGGTGAAAAGGCGAAGCTCGCGCCGATCACAGTAAACGGAAACAACGTGAGCTTCGCTGGAACTGTGGCTGCCAGCTCACCGGCAGCCGCAGGAGATCTCGCTACAAAGGGTTACGTTGATTCCCTTGCGATCAGCGGATCCGCAACGGTTGACACGGTTCTGAATGAAGCAGAGCATTGGTTTGAAGGAACGCTTACGAATATCGTGGATTATGATTTTACCACGATCAAGACCTATGGGAAAATGGTATATCTCAACTTTTCCATTACGCACAAACTTGACACGAATAAACTGGCAAGCACGCAGGTATTCGGCGCAAGATTGCCGAAGGCGTGCTATGGAAGCTGCGGCGGACCTGTGATGATTTGGAACAAGACGGATGATGAATTCATTCCGGCAAACATTTCATTCGACGCACCATTATCCGGAAACGATTTCTTCCTTGCCGGCGTGGTTACGAAAAAAGCCATTTCAGCAGGGAAAGAGCTTGTAGTGCTGGGTCATTTTACCTATATGTCAAACAACTAAAGGCGCTCGCGGCTGACGGCGCCGCTTCATGTTCGGCCACCTGTATGGTTATCCATGCAGGTGGTTTTCATATACGGACCAAGGCCCTGCTGGCAGGAGCGGATGGCTGCGTGGACGTTTAGCGAGGGAGCAAGACGGACGGCTATGGACCGGGGAACTGGTGCCGGACGGCGCGGCTCCCCGCTATACTACCAC